AGCGCCAAGCAATCCTAACGGCAAATACATCGAATAGGTGGATTCATGAGACCTGTTTACGTTACTGTTGTCGGTTCAACGGGTGGACCTGGTGCGGATGGGAATAGCCAGCCTATCCCGATGGACACTAAACAAGCACCGTTCAACGTCTCTATCGGGTGTATTGCTACGGGGACAGTATCCTATAGCGTTCAGTACACTTACGACGATCCCTATATCGGATTCACGTCCACTACCAACTGGTTCAATCTGCCGCTGATTACGACGCAGACGGCGACGATTGACGGAAACTTGTCATTTCCGGTTACTGCGGTGCGGTCTCATCTGGCGTCTGGAACGGGGACGGTCATAATGTCGGTTATCCAAGGATGGGGCGGATCATGATTAAAAAACTTTTCATTGTATGTGACGTTATTGCTGCGGCTTCGTTCATAACGTCCATATCGGCATATGCCCAAGCGCCAACTCCTGTTACTTGCGTAAGCGGGTGTATAAATACCGGAGTAACCGGAACTACCGTTGAAATTGCCGATGGAACCAATGGACCAGCAGCTGTCAAGGCTGCCTCTACTGCGCCTACGGCAACGGATAAGGCTCTGGTTGTTGCCATATCTCCCAACAGTGTTAACGCAAACGGTCAGGCAACAATGGCTAATAGTGCCCCTGTTGCATTAGCGAGCAATCAATCCGTCGCCGATCCGTGCATGTTTACAGCTAAGAGTAATCTTGCGGTTAGCGTACAGACAGCGATAAGTGTGCAGCTCGTTGCGCTTTCTACCGGCACCACGATCTATGTTTGTTCACTGTCTCTCATTGGTTCGACGGCGACGGTATTTTCAATTACAACTGGAACAGGCACTGCTTGTGCGACATCTACTGCTGCGGTTTTTGGAACCGCAACTGCAACGAATGGTATTTCGTTGGCCACAAATGGCGGACTAACCTTGGGCAATGGCGGCGGTACGGTTGGATTGGGTGCTTCTGGCGCCGAATTGTGTCTTATCCAATCAGGAGGCGGCACATTGGCAGGCAATCTTACTTACGTACAAAAATAAAAACAAACATGACGCGATTTTTAGCTGTAATTTTGTTTTGCGTAGGAATGTTTTGCCTAGCGCAAAGCAATGCGCAAGTACCGCTCACTGGAGCCGGCCCGTCCGGCTCACTATGCGCTCCAGTATCTGCGCCTACTGGTGGCCTGTTCGACAGCGCAACATATAGCTCCTTTAGCGGAGGCGGCAATCATTCTACGGTTGCGACAAGCCAAGTCGCTTCACCGGATTGTACTACGGCCGGTGCGACAATCACCGAGGATAGCACGGCAAGCTCGCCACATTACGCACAGGCAACGGCGACAGCGAGCCTTACCGTTCAACAATATACATTCACGTCTTGGGTTAAGCAGGTCAATATCGTAAGTGGGGCGCGCAATTATCAAGCTGCTGTGTTTAGCTCAAATTTTGGATCAGAGGCATTTGTAGGTGTAGTGATTTCAACTTGTGTCACGAATATAAACCCAACCGCGACTGGTACATTTGCAAGCGCATCAGTCACTCTCACGGCAGTCACCGGCGGATGGTGCAAGGTTGCGCTGCACTACACTGGAATAGTTGACACGTCTGTTTTTCTTATAAGCCAATTATTGAGTGGTGCCACTGCGTCATACAGTGGTAATGGCACATCAAGTCTTGGCGCGTGGGGTGCGGATTTCCGAACTGGAACCGGCCCATGAAAAGAATTATAACATTCTGTTTTTTATTTCTTGCGAGCATTTCGCTGGGCAACGCGCAGGGAATAGTTCTATCTCATCCGGTATCATATCTCGGCGTTGTCGCAACTCGTGGAACCGTGCCGACGAACTTCACCAACACATTCACTACTTGGATGACGCGCTCGGCGCATTTCTCGCGTGATACAATCACGTCGCTGAAAATCATCGTACCAAATTTCTATGTGGATGTGCCAGGATCGACTTTCGTTGAACTCGGCACCGGAGCAACAACAACCGTCACTGCCTCAATCGAGTATCCGCAAGGGACGTTCACACAGATAAAATTTAGCGGGTCTGCTAGTGGATCTGTCACGAGCGGCTCGTATCTCGTTTCTGACGCGACAGCAATTGCAATTCCCAACAATACCCAATTCTGGGTTCGCATGTATATGACCAACCCAAACGGGCAGGTCTATGACGGGAGCGGATTCCAGGGGAATGCAGCTATCGGGGATGCCTGTAATACATTCGACGGTGATAAGACCTTATCGGGAACGGTGTCCAGTCAGTTTCCCGGTTATATGACGGCGCCGCTGGCGATCATTGCCCAGACCTTACAGCCATCAGTCGAATTGATTGGCACAAGTCGCATGGCTGGCCTAAAGGATGTTTATACAGCGAATAATGGCGATTTAGGAATTGCCGCGCGTTCTATTGGTCCGTCCTTCGGTTATATTCAGGCCGGAATTCCAAGCGATACTGTTCCTAATTTTATTGCATCACATACTAACCGGGTGGCGCTTTCTCAGTACGTCTCGCACGTCATAGCCGAGGGGCCTACGAACAACGCTGCGGGAACGTCCAATGGACAACTGCAACAATATTGGGGATTTTTCCCTCCTAACGGCAATCAGGTTTTCGCAATTACGTGCGATCCTGAAACGACAAGCTCGGATAGTTGGGCGACTTCTGGCAATCAGACAGTCAGCGTAAATTATTCAACTGTGAATGCCTTTATGAATACACTACCTCTCCCCATACTGCGATCATTCGATATTACCACCGTGACGGCAACTGCCAATAAGTGGAATGTTGATGGAACGGCTAATAAATGGACCGCAGATGGAATCCATGAAAGCCAATTCACTAATCTACAAATTCAGGCGAGCGGAGTGATACTGGCTTCGGCATTTTACCGATGATGGACCAGCCCCCAGCCATTGTTGAAGTAATGACCGACTATGACGGCACGACCGCGGAACGGCAGGCCATGATCAACTGGTTGACCAAAAATGGTGTACAGGTCCGCATCCTAGGGACTTGTGCTTTATCCTGCACCCGGTTCCTGACGCTGCCACCGGATCAGGTCTGCGTATCGCCTGCTGCATGGATCGGCGCAAAAGACAATACCAATGAACTCCGCTGGGAACGGGGACGGGATTTAATAGACCGAGGCTATAGACAATGCGCGCGGTGATATTCGGACTGATGATCTACTGCACTCCCTCAATGCTCTATCTCGCATGGAAATTGCGCTAAATGGTCACGACCACCTTTTCCACTCTCACGGACGGGTTTCAGTATCTCTCATTATTCGATCAGGCGTTTGCGCAGTGCGGTCCTTACGGTTCGGTTATTGTCACGACATCGGGCGGAACATACACGATTCCCCTGCTTCCAATCAGCGGGATAGTGGACAATCGCGATGTTCTTATAAATGGATCGGGATCAAATTCGGTTCAGCTTCCTAATTCCAGTCTGTATGGCAATGCCGCGCAAAGCATAATCGACATTGCGGGCACGGCTGCGACGGACAATATCACCATCCTGCCGTTCGGCACTCAGAAAATACGCGGGCAAAACAATCTCAAGATCGTCGCCAACTATGGCGGCTATACGCTTTGGCCGATCCCTACGGGCGGCTGGTACTTGAAATAGGGCATCAATGAAACGTCTAATCTTTCTTCTCCTGATCTTTATCGGATTAGGGGTTGCTCCTGCTATGGCTGGCGATTGCGATGGGATTTATGGGGCCAATCAGGTTTGCGGAAGCGTAGCAGGTGGGGCGCCTGGCCCTATTGCATTTTCTACTGTTGGGCGCACTCCACTTACCGGCAATATCAGTTACTACGTTAATGGCAATTCTAGCGGCACAGCAGCTTGTGGCCCGACCGGCGGATCGACGTGTTCGGCGGGCAGCGATAGCAACAATTGTCTGACACCAACGACGGCCTGTTTGACGGCGCAGCGTCCTGTCAATTTTATCATCAACAATATAGACGCGGCCGGTTTTGTCCCTACTATTTATTTGGCGCACGGCTCAAACGTCAATTATTCGTTTTCATGCACCGGCGGTCCCGTCATTGGGCAATCGTCTTTTATCGTCAGCGGCGATGGCAACGCGCCGACCGCCGTCACCATAGTGCCGCCCGCACTCAGCAGCGCCATTGCCGTCAAGGATGGATGCACGGTCGAAATACAGCACTTCGCCTTTGCCGACAACGGCACCAATAATGGCGTGTCGTTTATCAGTACTGGCGTCGGCGGCTTCGGACACGTTGACATGAACGACATCACGTTCGGGTCAATGACCATAGGCACACAAATCACCGCATCTTACAGCAGCTCGGTGACGGCTACCGGCTCGCTGACCATCAGCGGCGGTGCGAACGCTGCTTTGACGGCAAGCAACGGCGGCGTCATCGATTTTGGTTCTCAGACCGTCACGGTAAGCGGCACCCCCGCGTTTGGAACCGCGTTTGCTTTCATGATAAACGGCGGCGTCATCAACGCCACCAGCACGACATTCTCCGGGGCCGCCACCGGCCCGCGTTGCATCATAGACGGCCCACTGAATGTCAGCGGCTACAATCCGAACGCCGTGTTTCCCGGCAATACGAATTGCGTGCAGAACGAATATGTCGGTGCTATCGGATTACAACAAGGTTCTGGCGGAAGCTCGACATTTGGCTATGGCGCTGCCGGGCAATGCTTAACTTCTGGCGGCGCCAGTACATCGCTGGATGTGTGGGCCAATTGTGCCGGTGCTGGTGTACCGCAGAACAACCTCAATACGCAGTCCGGAAACTACACGATTCAGACAACTGACTGTGGCTTCACGATCAATGAGACTGGGGCGCAAAAGACGATCACGCTGCCGTCAGTCTCGGGATTCGCCACTAACTGCGTGCTGGCGGTCTATAACGCCAACAGTACGAGAGGCCAGATTCTTTCCGGCTTTCCGGGTGCTGTCGCTGCAACTCCAACTAATATTCTTTGGCCCCTCGATACTATTACCGTCCAGATCGTCAACGGCGCGTGGACGATCCAATCCTATGTCAATCGGCACAAACTCACGGCATCGATAACGGTCTTTGTTGATAACACCAACGGTGCCGACACAAACGATTGTCTCGCGACAACGACGGGGGCGTGTAAGACAATTCAAGGGGCACTCAACTATGTCAACACTTGGGATGGCAATACACAGGCGATAGCAATCTCGGTAGCGGACGGAACCTATACCAACAATGTCACGCAAAACGGTCCATTTCACGGCAATCCGACTGTCACTCTGACTGGCGATCTGGCGACGCCTGCCAATGCTCTGATCTCAACAACCAGCGCCGACGGTATCGATTTGACCAATGGCGCGATACTTACACTCGGGGGCTTCAAAATAGTCACGACAACGGGCGGCAGCGGCATTGTCGTCAGCAATGGTTCGTTTCTCAGCATTACTGGAGCAATGAACTACGGCGCAATCGTAGGCGCACAGTTGACTTCTAAAACAGGGTCAACAATCACGATTGGCGCAAACTACACGATTTCCGGGTCTGCCGCTTCGCATTGGTCGGCGATTCAGGGTGGACAGATTATCGCGGGAAGCCATGCGATCACCGTAAGCGGAACGCCAGCATTCTCAACAGCATTTGCGCAATCTATTTCCAGCGTGATCGGCGCAGCTTCCGCAACATATAGCGGAAGCGCGACGGGGCCTTCCTTTGCCGTATTATTAAACGGTGTCATTGCCAACAACGGTTCTAGCGCGCTTCCCGGTAGTGTTAGCACCAGTACAGTAGCCACGCACGGCTATGTGACCGTGCCGGGAACACCGGCTATCTCATCCTGCGGCGGTTCACCTAGTGCTGCAACCGGCACCGACTTTTCTGGTAGTGTCACCGAAGGTACGACCGCAACCGGCTGTACGATCACATTCGCAACAGGATCAACTTTTGTTGCTTGCACTGTTTCGCTTTCGACCGGAGCGGCAGTGGGTATCTCGACGCTCGGCGCGACACTGGTCGTAACCCATGCGTCGCTGTCGAACAACGTGCTATATTGGCAATGCAGTTAGGATAAGCTGATGGGACGCGATAAGCACTACGTTCCCGGTACTTTTTACCGAGTGGACGACCGAACAGGTTTTCCTACCCGTTCGTATCGCACTCAGAAGGAATGGCAAGGTTATATCGTTGACAGGCGCGTATGGGAAGCAAGACAACCACAAGACTTCGTTAAAGGCGTAAAGGACGATCAGACCGTTCCTGAGGCTCGTCCATTACAGCCCAACACTTTTATCGAACTCAACGCGACCGGAGCACGATTCTGGTGCTATAACAACGAAGGCCGAAAGGCTGGCACTTTCCTCGTTCTCCAAGCCGCATCGGGCGCAGTCGATCCCGGCATCAATTCGGAATCCAACTATCAAAACTCAGGCGGTACGGCGGGATGGTTGGTTTATGGTACGACGCCAGTTCCCCCCGTCGATCCCTCGCAATTTCCTAGCAATATTCAATGACCACATCCGGGACAGATACTTACAACGAAACTCAGTCCCAGATCATCTATGCTAGTGCGCGCAAGCTCGGGTTTATCTCATTCGAGGAAACCCTGAGCGCGAACGCCTATACTGCGTTTTCCAATCAACTGAACGTCAATATCAAGGCCCTTGATGCTACCGGGCTGCATCTATGGACAGAAGAGGAAGCGATCCTGTTTCTCCAGCCTGGGCAGTATTCATATACGCTAGGCGGAACGACTACGGATAATTGTGCCTGGACGAACTATAATCAAACGGCATTGACCAACAATGCGTCACAAGGTGCAACCTCGATAGTTGTTAATTCCGCGACTGGCTTTGCCGCCAACTACTATGTTGGGGTCGGTCTCAATTCAGGCGCTATTGCGTGGTCGAAGGAAAGCGGTGCTCCATCGGGGACAACTATAACGCTATCTACTCCATTGCCAGGCCCGGCAGCGGCGGCTAACTATGTCTTTGTCTATCAGACCCAGATTTTAAGACCGCTCCGAGTCGTATCTGGTAGACGGTTTGCCTTCAATGGGCAGATCGATACGCAGATGATCCAGATGTCGCGTGTCGATTACAGGAATCAGCCGAACAAAAGCAATTTGGGTGTTCTAACGCAGTTCTTCTACGATCCGCGTGGCGGTTCTAATACTCAAGGCGTCATGTGGATTTGGCCCGCGCCATCCTCAGTAAACAATGCGTTAAAGTTTACGTGGTGGAGACAGATACAGGACTTCTCCACTCCGGGAAACAATCCCGATCTTCCACAGGAATGGTTGGACTTCCTGATTTGGAGCCTGGCTGAAAAGATGGCGGCGGAAGCAGACTGTCCGGCGGAACGCTATGCGATGATTAAGGAACAGGCTTCGGCGGCGTTTGATGTTGTCAGTGGGTTCGATAGAGAGCCCGAAAGCTATCTTTTCGGCTACGACGCGGACCAAACCGGGCCTCCGTAATGGTCAATATTCCCTGGGCGACGAATCAGGCGGTATCTCAATCCCTGCCTGTCCAATCGCAGCGCATGGAGAATTGCTATTCGGAGAAAGAACCGCAGGATGCCAAGACTCCGATAGCAGTATTTCAGTCTCCCGGTATTACGTCTTTTGCTTCTCTGGGCTCCGGTCCTATCCGAGCTCTAAATACAATGAACGGCGTTCTTTATGCGCTCTCGGGTGGGACGTTCTACAGCATCGATAAAAATGGAGTCGGAACGTCTCTAGGCGGCCAGATCAGCGGAACGGGATATGTTCCGACGAGCAATAATGGTACGCAAATCATGCTCGTCAATGGAACGAGCGGGTATGTATGGGCGCAGACGACAGGGTTTCAGGTCGTCACCGATCCCAATTTTCATCCGGCGTCAGCTATAACATTTTTCGATAACGTCTTTGTGCTCAACAATACCAGCAATAACCAATGGTTCATTTCCAATTCGCTTGATGGAACGACCTACAACGGACTTGCCTTTGCATCCGCCGAAGTCTCCCCAGGATTTGTTTTGGGGATAGTTAATCAGCAGGAAAACCTCTTGCTGTTCTGCACCAATCATACCGAGACTTGGTATGATGCCGGAACGCCCATCTTTCCGTTTCAGAGAATAGATGGGGCTACTGTAGAGCGTGGTTGTGCAGCAGGTCAAACGGCAGTCAAGGAGGACAATTCAGTATTCTTTCTCGGAGACGATCTGATCTTCTATCGTCTGGATAATTTCATTCCCAAGCGTGTTTCGACCCACGCAGAGGAAGATACTTGGCGGTCCTACACGGTGGTTTCCGATGCCTATACATTCTCATTCACATATGAAGGTCATAAGTTCATCACTCTGACCTTCCCAAGCGCAAATGCGACTTGGATATTCGATATTGCCACGAGTATGTGGCACATAAGGAATTCTCGCGATCAATTCGGGAATTCATACGGTCGATGGCGCGCTACCTGTGCGGTGAATTGCTACAACAAAATCCTGGTTGGGGATGCTTACTCGGGTCAGATAGGCTTTCTGGATAAGACGGTGTTTACCGAGTATGGTAATACGATGGTTTCCCGAATGGTGTCTCCATCGATCAACGAGGATCGCAAGAGGATTTACCATTCCAATTTCGAGCTTGATATGGAAACCGGCGCCGGAAATACAGTTGATCCCGGTTCTAATCCACAAGTGATGTTGGATTGGTCGGACGATGGGGGGAGGACGTTTTCCATTCCTCAGACATGGCGATCGCTTGGTAAAATAGGCGCCTATAAACAGCGCGTGCGGTGGCCCGGTATTCTTGGTCAATCGAGGGATAGGCGGTATCGGGCCTCGATTTCCGATCCTGTGCCTCGGGTGGTGATAGCAGCTCGGGCGGACATCAAGGTTGGCATGTGATGATTCCCGCTAGTGCCATTCCCACTCCGATTGTCTCTCCTACGGCCGCGAGCAAGAGTTTTATAACGCAGAACACCGATCCGACCTCGTTGCAGGCTCCGCAGATTTCCAATACCGGCCGTCTCGCGTTGCAGCAGGCACACGATTACGTGGTCAATATGTGCCGGCGCTTTCCGGCCAATGCGTCTACATCTGGCAATGTGATTACGCTCACTCTGCTGGATATTCAACCAACACTGACGCAATATGCGGACTATGACGATTTTGGATTTGTAGCCGATGCCACGACAACCGGGAATGTGACGGCCAATATAATGACCAATGTCAATGGCACGCCTACCGCTCTTGGGGAGTTGAACGTCTATAAGAACAACGGCGGGACGCAAGCGGGAAGTGGGGATATAACAATCAATCGGCAATACTGGCTTACCTATGTGGATTCGCTGAATTCCAATGCGGGTGGATTTGTCGTGCGATGATCGAGCGGAAGTCAGCCGAATTCGTTAACGAGATAGTCAATCACCCTAGTATTCACCCATGGATCAGCGGTCCGATTGAGGGACCGCTAGACCTGACAGGACTGATTGAAGATGGTTCTTATATCCCGCTTATGGGCGAGTTTGGCGGCTTTATGTTCTGGCGATTATCTGGCGGCGTTTATGACGCGCATAGCGCGGTACTGCCGGAAGGGAGAGGAAAATGGACGAAAGAAGCGGCTATAGAGGCTTTGCATTGGATGTTCGAGAAGGAAGGTGCCAAAGAAATCATGATGGCTGCGCCGAAAGGCAATCTGGCCGTTTTGATCTTGATTAGAAGTCTCAAGGCAAAGTTTCGTGGCAGAATAGAAAACGGATGGCATCTGAAAGGCCAATACGTTCCATCGGAAATCTACTCTCTAACAAAAGCGGACTTTGAAAAATGCCTGTCGCAATACCATTGATCGGAGGCTTGCTTGCTGGTGGGGGCTCTCTCCTTGGCGGCTGGCTTCAATCCAAAGCAGCCGATAAAGCATCGCAGGCGCAGGTTGCCGAAGAACAACAGGCTCTTGCCTTACAAGAACAGCAACTTGGAAAACTCAATCCTTGGATCAATGTAGGCTCTGGCGCAAATTACACGCTTGGGCAACTTTATGGCATTGGGGCGGGAGGCGGTTCCGCCAATGCGCCGCAGGATTTCTCATCGTTTTTCAATTCGCCAGATTATCAGTTTGCAAAGCAGCAGGGACAAGCCGGATTGGTGAACTATCAGAATGCCGAGGGGCTAGGTGGTTCTGGTGCCGGTCTGGCTGCCGCCTCGACATTCAATCAAGGATTGGCCACGCAGCAATTTGGAAACTACTTCAATCGGCTTATGGGGCTATCTCAACTTGGTGCTAGTGCGGCTGAGGCTGGGGTTGGTGGAGCGAACGCAGCAGCGCAGACAATGGGCAATATAGGCCAATCTCAAGCTAGTGGCATCATTGGATCGGCCAACGCCCTAAGCGGTGGAATTAGTGGTGCCGGAAATAGTTTGTTGCTGGCGAGCATTCTTGGTGGACGTGGAGCGCAGTCTACACCATCAGCAAGTCCCACTTCTTATCAATGGGGGACTCCAACCCCTCCATATCAAGCAACGCCGTGGGGATAGAAATAAATGCCCGACTATAATCCGGCTGTAGCTTTAGGTATTCAGCCGCCGCAACCAATTGATGTTGGCAAGGCGCTTTCTACGGCTGCCGAATATCAAAGATCACAAGCGCAGACCGATCTTGCCAACGCGCAGGCTTTACAATCGCAGCGAAAATATAATGGATTACTAGCGGCATCGCAGGCGCTGGCTCACGGCGGCGATCCTGTCCAGGCTGGCGCACAGGCTGGTGCCGATCCGCAGGACATTAACAACCTCTTGAATGCAGCGGCTAATCAGAGGGGCATTCAACGGGCTGGTGGCATAACCCCCCAAGCTGCATCTGAATTTGCAAGCGCACAATCTTCTTTGGCTAGTGCGGCTGCGAGTCGAGCCAATACGGTAAAGACCGGAGAGGAAACGACGGGAATTCGGATTAAGAATGCGTCTCAGATAGCGGCCCCCGTGATTGCCGATCCGACAGACGATGGAGCATGGAAAACGGCCGTTGATGCCCACTATAAAGCTGTTGGTGGTTCCCCATTAGAGCGGCATCAAGTTTTGAATGTAACTGATCCGCAGACGCGATTGAAAATTGCGCAGCAATATAGCCTGCAAGGTGCATCGCCGGATGAATTGAATAAACCAATTGCAATGAGTGGCACAGAAGGCTTTACGTCGGCAGCTAGGCTTGCACAGCCTCAACAACCTGGCGGAACTCCGGGAGGCAGGCCGGCCATTGTGCAGCCACTTTCCCCCGGCGCAATCAAGACGCAAGAAGGATTTGCTACACAGAACGTCGCCGATGTGAAAGAGGCCAATGAAGCCTATAAGACCGCCGGCAATGTTCAAACCGGGTTGCTCAATCTGCAAAACAATCTCGATCAGCTTCCTGCAGGGGGATATTGGACGACGGGCAAGGATGCTGGAACAAGGCTCGCGCTTGCAAAGACGGTGAATACGGCAGTTCAGACGGCGGGAGGACAGCCTATCTTTGATCCGGCCAAAGTGGCGGCCGGCGAAGCGGCTCAAAAGGGTACAACTAAACTCGGCTTCGATCTTGCCAAGACGCTCGGCAGTCGAGAAGCGGCAATGATCGTGCAACAGTCGATCGGCGTGCAGCCCGGTATCGAAATGACTCCCGAAGGCAATCACCACATCATGACTGCGCTCATGGTTGCCGCACAACGCGACAAGGATTACGGGCAATTCGTCAATCAATATGTAAAGCAAAATCCGAACATGACGCCAGGCGAAGCACAGATAGCTTTTAACCAGCAGCATCCGCCGTCTGAATATGTGCAGAACTATAATCGCGTTCTACAGGCGCCGAAGGCTGCGGTGGATATGCTGCGTAAGAATCCAAAACTCGCCCCGCAGTTCGATGCAAAATATGGCGGTGGTGAAAATCTCTCGCGGTTCTTGCTGGCAAACTGATGCCCGATCCCAATCCGTTTGACCAATTCGATACTGCTCAGGCACCTGCCCCGCCGCCAAATGCTTTCGATCAATTTGACCAACCATCGGGAGTGGAACGGACACCGGAAGGCCGATTGAGAATTACGATTGGTCCCAAGCCGTTGCCTGCGGGGGGCAATCCGGGCGGTTCTAGCATGGGCACGGGGGAAGCCCTCGTTACCGGGCTCAAGCAAGGATTGTCGGCAAATTTCAGCGATGAACTTGCGGGTGTAAATGCGGCGGCTGGCCTTCCCGATATTGTGGGCAAGACCGTGGGTAGTGCAGCGACGTTGCCGGTCGGTCTTGCCCGATTGGCCTATGAGCACGCAACCGGACAGCCGGGAGAGGCCACCAAGGCATTTAACGAGACAGTCGCACAGGTCCGCCAGCAGCAGCAGCAGGCCCAGGAAGAACACCCTATTGCGTCCACAGCGGGCAATATCGGCGGGGCGCTTGCTACCAGCCTGTTGCCGCTAGGGGCGGCTAGTCAGGGAGCATCTTTAGGCGCCAGAATGGGCGCTGGCGCCCTTGCGGGTGGCGCCTATGGGGCTGCTTATGGAGCGGGGGAAGGTGAAGGCTTAGAGGATAGAGCCCAGCGGGCGGCCACTGGCGGCGCTTTAGGCGCTACTATGGGAGCGGTCGCGCCTCCAATCCTTTCCGGTGTGGGAGCGGCGGCTAAATTTATAGGAAACCGTGCGGGCGCCCTTCTTGGGCACCCCATACAAGCGTTGCAAGCCAGTAAGGACATAGATCAGGCAGCCTCTCAACGGGTTGCCGATCTTCTGAAATACGATGCTCAAAATACTCCAGGCGGAATGTCGGCAAGCGATGTAGCGGCTGCTCATGTGAGCGGCCAAAGTCCGGTGCTGATGGATTTGGGCAATGCGGCAACTCAGGAAGCCGCCAGAGCCGCTGCCAATACTTCGCCTGCGAGCCGCGCCGCACTCGAAACTCCGATCAAGGGCCGTTTTGAGGAACAATCACAGCGGGTGTCGGATTTTGTAAAGGGGCTAGTGCCAACTCCTGCCAATGCCGACCGAACGCGAGAAGCATTAGAACAAGCCGCGCGGCTGGTTAACAAGCCAGCATATGCCAAGGCTTATAGTGCTGGCGATCGGCAGGTATGGACTCCAGAATTGGAGCGATTGACGGCGGCTCCATACGTCCAATCGGCATTGCGTGGCGCAATTAGCAAATGGAAGAATTATGCCATCCGCGATGGATTTGGTGCGATGAATCCGCCATTTCGGGTGGAAAATGGAGGTCTTATTAAAACTGGCGGAAATGGACTTCCGGCTTATCCAAACATTCAATTATGGGATTATGCAGCGAGGGAATTGCAGGATAGAGCGAGAGCTGCTCCGCGTGGTAGTCAAATTGGCGCTCTCTATAATGATCTTGCCCGGCTATTAAAAACAGAACTCGATAAGGAAGTTCCTGAATATGGTGCGGCTCGGGCTGGCGCTTCTGCATTTTTTGGTGCCGAGAATGCTTTGGAGGCAGGTCAAAAGTTTGTAAATATGCGCGGTTCTCTAGAGCAGGCGCGGCAGGCAATCAATAAAATGTCTGCCCCGGAGCGATCTTTGTTTGCGGAGGGCTTTGCCTCCGATTTGGCTGACAAGGTTTCCAAGATAGCCAATAATCGCAATGTCACGATTGATCGTATTTTCAATTCACCAGATGGTAAGGCGAGAATCAATCTCGCTTTAGGGCCTAATCGTGCCGGAGAACTGGAAATGTTCCTTCGGCGTGAAGATGTGATGGATTTGGCGAGAAAGGCTGTTTCTGGCAATAGCACGACGGCTCGCCAACTGATTATGCAATCCCTCGCTAATGCGGGCTCTCATGGGGCCGTTGGTGCGGGGATTGGCGCGAGCATAGATGAAATCCTTAACGGTGAATTGAATTGGAAGCATGTTCTGTTGGGCGGAATGCTCGTTGGGACCGGGGTGGCTACGAGTGCGGTTAATGCAAAGCTGGCGCAGAGCATTGCTGAAAAGCTTGCCTCAGACGATCCAAAAGTCTGGCGTGAAGTCTTGCGGATGGCGGCCAACAACCCTCAAGTCGCAAACACGGTCAAGCGCGGTGAAGCGTTCTTGGAGAAGCTTGTCGGGAGCACGTCTGGTAATCATCCGATGCTTCCAATCACCGGCGCATTGCCAGCCGCCGCCGACCAGCAGCAACAGCAATGACCACGGCATTGAAATCAAAAGAATGATCGCAACGGAATAGATCAGAATGACCAACCGAATCTTCAATCCAGACATTCAATATTCCGATGGAACTGGCGTTCCGCTTGCTGGCGCCCAGGTTTTCTTTTACGTCACCGGAACTAGCACAAAACAAAACACGTATTCCGACAAAGCACTGACTATCCCCAACGCAAATCCGATTGTGCTAGATGCTAGCGGTCGCCTCGGGGATTGCTGGTTACAGACGTTGCCATACAAGGTCGTCCTTGCCCCGGCTAACGATACCGATCCTCCGACTTCCCCTATCTGGACGAAAGACCCGGTATGGACTTCTGACTATTCCACCGTCGCGCAATTTCAATCCGTCAACGGCAACCCGAATGGACAACTCGCCGGCACAGCAGGCTCGGCTACTGTCCCAGCAAGCGTAGCATGGGATTACACCAACGATATTCTCTACGTCTGCACGACCACTGGAACATCCACGACTGCGGTTTGGACGGCGGTTAATCCGGCTACGGGTGCGAGCACGGTACTGCCCACCCCGCAGGGCAGATTGACATTGACAACTCAAACTCCGGTCATCAATGCCGATGTAACAGCGGCCACAACGATCTACTACACGCCGTACACTGGCTTGCTTATTCCGATCTATAATGGAACAAACTTTATAGCGAGCAGCATTGTTTCTGAAATTTCCATGGCGCTCGTTGCCGCTCATGCGGCAAGCAACATCTACGATCTGTTTATCTTCTCACTCAGCGGAGTTGTTACGCTGGGGAGCGGTCCTTCCTGGTCTGCCGGTTCTGGTGGTTCGATAACTGCGGGTTCTTGTGCCAGAGGAACAGGTGCGGGTGGGACTGCACTTGCGCGGTTGAACGGCATATTGACGAACGCTGTCAGTATGACAATGACTTATGGAACAGGCGGATCGGCGGGCTCGACAACGACCGTTGCAGCCAATCGGGCTACGTATGTTGGTTCCATGTTCATGGATACCACGAACGGGCAAGTGAGCTGCTACGTCAGTTGGGGACAATCCAGAAAGTGGGGATTGTGGAACGCCTACAATCGCGAGCCTATCACGGTTCAATGTGGAGATAGTACCGCAAGCTGGCCCTATACAACGCAAACGGTTCGTGAGGCGAATGGGTCTACCGCAAATACCATTGTGATTTTCAGTGGCCTCGCGGAAGAACCTTATGCGCTGACTTATTTGGACAACTTTCAGACGGCGGCGGCTACCGCTTGCGGCGTGACGATAGGAATAGGATTCAATACGACAACGACATTTGCCGGTATGCGCGGTTCATATTCATCCAGCATTGGAACGCAGCTTAATATCAGTTCGTCTTTGCTTGGTTCGTATCCTGCGGCTCCCTCTCTCGGTATCAACAATATCAATGCGCTGGAGGAAGCGGTTCCGCCGGGTGGCGCAACCATGCTGGGAACGACCGCGAGTATGCTTCTACAGGCACAATGGAGGGGATAAATGCTTTTCGATGCAGTTAAGGCAGAATATGAGGCTGATCTGGCAAACGCCAAACCGACGCGATCAAGCGAAGCTGTAGCGGTTGCCAAAAGTCTTGTAGCCAACCGTTCCATTTTTCTGAAAATGCAGGAACTATCCGGTGTTCCGGCCCTCTGGGTCATGCCAGTGTTCGAGCGCGAGAATCCGTCGTTCAATTCATACCTTGGCAATGGCGATCCGCTCAATCATCCGACCGTGCATGTGCCGCGAGGACGTGGTCCTTTCAATGATTGGGCAGAGGGTGCGGTGGATGCTCTTAAACTCGATCATATCACCGGCACGCCAGCAGATCAGTGGACTTGGCCTTGGGCCTGTTATCGCTGGGAGCTGTGGAACGGAGTTGGTCCGCGCAATCACGGCCGACCTTCGGGCTACCTGTGGTCCGGCACCACGATCTACCAAGGCGGCAAATACATTGCCGATGGCGTGTGGTCGCGAGGGACTTTTGACAAACAACTAGGTTGCGTTGAGATTGCGCGTGCGATAGCGGAACTTGATCCAGAAATAGGGAAAGGATTTACGTCATGACCCCGGATTTTATCTACGGACAATTACGCTTGGCGGCTGTCGCCATCCTCGCCTATGCGGGCGGTCGCGGCTGGTTGACGCCGGCCGATGCGGGGTTGTTGACGGCGTTGGGCACATCGCTCGGGCCATTGCTCATCCCTTGGATTTGGTCGATCGCGGTGAATATTGGCGTTGTGCATGTCGCCTCGGGGAGTGCAGCAGCCAAAGTTGCCGAAGTTGAAAAGACAGCACCGGCCGCCGCTGCTCAGGGTGCGGCCACTGCGTTGGCGGCCTCCTAATGGACCTCTCAACCATCTTTCAGTTCATCCCCTACGCCTCCCGATTGGCGGCAGCGGCACAAACCATTGAACGCCTGGAGAAAGACCCCGGCGTTCAAGACATCATCAAGTTGGTGGAAGAAATCGGGCCGTTGCTGGCCAAGGCTGCGGCGCCGGCTCAGCACGGTTGAATTCTGGCGGGTGTGTCTGACATGCCACACCCCATGCGCGTATGGTGAGAAGGTCAACTCATAGGAGAACACCATGCGCAGATTGCTCCCCGTCCTTGCCCTTCTGGCGGCCACTGGTGCGGCCAATGCCGCTGACCCTGCACCCAAGCCCGTCTTTGTCACCAAAGCCCCTGTGGTGCGCGTAGCTCCGGCACCCATCGTCTGTAGCCTCACTCAATGCAATGTCTGGTTCCTTGGCCCGTCGATCATGGGCATGGGATCGAACATCGACATTATCGGTCAGGGTATCTCCAATTCGGTATTTGCCAACGGCGGATACGTTGCCGGCACAGCCGGTGCGCAGATGTGGAATAGCGGCATGTTTCTCGGGGTTGAGAACATGGCTGGCTGGGCCTTTGGTTCACCGGCCAGCGTGAACGGCGTCGGCGTCACCACCCAAGGCGGCTTGGACATTCTGTGGTTCGAGGCAGGCGGTAGCTTGGGCGATCTGTTTGGTTCCGGCGCCCAGCCCGTACCGCTCAACACCGCTTTGGCGGCTGACCTTATCTCATTGTACTTTGGTACAGGCCCTGCCCAGCCGTTCGGCAATTCCTCGCTCGGCACCAAGAGTTTCTGGACCAGCGGTGCGGGTGCGCGCTACCTGCTTCCGACCGCGCGGCCGGTCATGCTCGACATCAAATATATCTACGGCAATAACCAAAATAATGTCGGTCTTGCCAGCAACAAGAACGTGCAACTGGTCGGCGTGAGCCTGTTGGTTCCGTTTAACTTTTGATGAAACACATCGCCACCATCCTCCTGACTATGTTTGTGGTGGTGGCGACTATCTACACCGTAGCCGCGTGGGTTAACTGATGCAGGTCGCTTTCGACATCGTGGTGGGGATCATCGTTCTTGCGATGGTGCTGCGGTTCGTGGCGGCCTGCATCAGTCGCATATAGTACTTTAGTACCGGGACTTTAGGATGCGTTGTCATACCAACGGATGACGGGCAGGATGCCGCGTAGAAGAAAAAACTACCAGACCACTGTTTGGAACGCGGGAACGGCGGTGAACGTCTTTGCAATCCCGGCTCTAACTTTCGTCTTTCTCGCGGGCGGTTTTTACTTCGTCAATAAATACAAATTTGAAGTGTATGATGCGGCTGCGGCCGATGTTATGTCGATCAAATTGCACAACGCCGGCCAGGATGAGCAGGTCAAGGAAATCCAAGCGTTGCTGACGCGCATTTCCAGCCAGGTTGACGCGCTGCGCAATAATACGCCGGTATCGGGTCCGGGTTCTGGCGGCGGTGCTGCGGTCGGGGGCAGCACGCGGCAGGGGCCGTGATGTGGGTGATTGGGCGCCATTCGTTGCAATCTTGGCAGTTCTTACTGCTATTGCTTCATTGGCGATGAATTTCATCAACAATAGTGCCACCAAACTTGATGCTATCCGCAGCGACATGCTTTCAATCAGGGAGCACAACGAATTCAAACTAGGGCTTGAATCCAGACTTCTTGCCTTAGACGGCCTAGTAAACAAAAAAGCCCCGACTGCTCGCGTCAAGGAATACAAAAAAGACCTATTGCGCGAACTAAAATTACTGCGCAGTCAAGTGAATGAAAAACCATCTGTGGGTGAATTGAAGGGGTCGGCAGACGCTTTGAAGGAGCAGTTGCTTGCTCTTGAACGGCGCATTCAGGAAAGTGCACAGGCGGCGGCCTACCAGCGAACGACGACGGCATCGGCTTTGGCTGACACACATGGCAAGTAGCTGTGCCCTCCCTCCACCTTCCCGCCAACGGCAAGTGCCCCAAATGCGGGGCCATAATCCCAATCGCTAGGATCGAGCCACACCCGATCAAACCGATCGCTTACCACTACTACGATTGCGCCAAGTGCGGTCAGGTGCTGGTCAGGGTGTATGATCTCAAACCGGATTAATTTTGCCGTTGCCGTCTGGCCGTAAGACCTTCCTTCTCGCGCGTCAGGTAGTCGACCATGTTGACCCACGCCTGGATGTCGGCTCCTACCAGCCGCGGCGTGCCTCGTAATCGCACGTTGGCTTCGATGATGCAATTTATTTGCTGTGTCATTACATAGGCGATGTCCTGATCCTCTGCGGCCTTGGCTGCGGCGGCCACGGTAGTCTTACCCACGCTAGCCAGCTCGGCTTCGAGTGCCACTGTAATGTCACGGCGATTGTCCTGTCCGTCTGCGTTGCTCATTCCCAGCTCCTTCGTGTTAACTTGTCTACTGTCGGCGTTCAATGAGATAGCTTCCGAAATAAGAAGCGATTGCGAGACCTAGCCAGAAAATTTTGCCACTATAGGCAAAACCGCACACCCCGGCACCGACAAAATATCCCGCAAGCATTAACCTGAGTTCGTATTTCATTCCGACATACTCTTGTTTAATGCGCCAAATCGGGATGGTTTTTCTTGATCGCATCCTGGAATCTTTGCGCGGCTGCAATGGCGCCCGTTTCAGTTAGCATTGGCGGTGCAGTTATCCTTCGGTCTTTCCAGACTATTCCCATGATCCCTTCTCCATGCTGTTCGGCGGTTAGCGCCTGATTTCAAAACATCCGAACCCATTGCTGCTCGCGGACCTCGAAAGTCTGTCCCGTCGATCCTCGGCACAAGTAGCCGTCTGGCAACCCCGTAGCGGACATTCGCGGTGGCCAGTCCGGCTCGCCGGCTCGCTTGTGCCGTTCCCAGGCTTCGTCGATAAGCTGCTTGCCGCGCTCGTCGAGATCACTGGCGACTTCTTCGGTTATCTTGCTTGCCATTGTGGCCTCCTATGAAGTTGACGACATTCGTCCTGATAGTGCCTGTTTTGTCGGTAAAAACCCGCCTCGGCGACCGAAGCGAGTGACGGCTACCTCAGTAGATCGCGACCCGGCCGGAACGGTGCCATCGCGCTTACAAGCCTGCACACGAACGCGCTCACCGCCGATGCAGACGAACTGGATTCGTACATACCTTTGACGGCCGCGAAACCGGCGTTCGTCCCGTCGCCATATTTGTCCTTCGCCAAGTTCAAGGGCGCGAGCTAGAGTGGCGACCTGATTCAATGTGAGATTGAGAGGGACGGGGCTGTCAGTCCGATTGGCTGGGTTACGCATATATTTTTGCGTCATTGTCTTTCTCCATCAAATTCATCTTCCCACTCGCAGACGCGGCGCTCGGCAACCTGCGGGCTAAGCCCAAGTCCTTCAAGGCGAGCGATGGCGTCTATATAGCTCAATTGCTTTGCCTTAAACTCTCGCTCGACCGCATCTTCGCTATCCATAGGATTCTCCCGACTGACCCCGTGTATGCCGGTATTTGTTTTCGGTGTCCTTTAGCTTCTCTTGGAGCACTCGGTGTTCATGGCGAAAGACGGCCTTTTCCAGTACGCTGCCTTGAGGCCACCTGACGCGCGGCGCTGGATCAAGCGTGTATGCGTGAGTGGCAATCAAGGCGTCCGCTTCGGCCAAATCACGCTCTAGGCGTTCGATGTGGGCGCGGATTCCGTCAAGGGCTTGCATCACGAGCATCTGCGCTCCATCACGTCAAACATATCGGTCATGCCCTGCATGTAGGCGCTCGCCAAAATCTCCCGCAATGGCCTGTCCCCATAGTGCATGTACCGGAATAGAAATTCAGTGCGGCGCTTGGCAACGTCGATCATGGCGGTCGGTACTTCAACGTCGCGAGATTCTTGCATTTCAATCTCCTACATTCGGCGACTAACGACGCATCAGCCGTCGCAGATGTTTGGTTCGGCGCGAGCGGACTTGAAGTCCGCGAGAGAGGCGCAGTCAATCTCGACCTTGCCGATGTTCTCACCCTTCATGGCCTTGGCCATCGCCTCGTCGCGCGTCTTGGCGTGTACGATGCAAGTGGCGCCAACAAATTGAGCGCGACCAGTAACGATCCACTCAACATTCTGTGGCTCTTTTTTCTTCGCCATAGCCTTCAATTGCCTCCGCGTTGTTCGGTAGCCCATCACGCCACCTTCTCGCTGCTCTTTTCCATCCGCATCCGCTGCACGGTATGGGTGTTCTCCCGGCTGGCGCGGCTGTAGTCCATTGCGGTCATCTGCGTTTCGATAATTCTTGGATGCTGATATTACGCGGATCGCGGAAGCCGGGGGCGCGTTTGAAAACTAGAACGTCCTCGACCGATATGCCGCCTCCACGCTGTTTATTGAATCTCGACCACAAAGATGGCGGTGGTTCCCACCCGTGCCTATCCGTCAAAATCCATCCTACGGATTGAGCCATGAGAATGGTATCGAGATCGAGCCGCATTTCGACGCCGAGCCGCGTCCAGTTCTTTGTGACTACGATCATGCGATTGCAGACCGATTTCAGGTGGTCATACACCGCCGTCATTTGCTGACGATATTTCAAGATGGCATCGACGCCACCGGGGTTGCCTATAAAATCGGGATGATCGCAGGCATAGCTATCGCGAAAGCCGACAACAGGGCCGCGTTTTGCATCGTTGTGGGCGGCTGGCTTCATCCGATCTGCCTTCGGATAGTAGGGTGGCGAAAAGATGCATGTCGAACAGGCCCAAGAGATTTTTGTCGCTGGCACGGCCGACACGACGCAGCCCCATCGGGAAAGCGGGGCGGTAAACTTTATCATCGCGTGGTCGATGTCGTTCAAAAACATATGCCGCCCGGTTTCCCACGCCAGCGTTCCAACTCCGCACATCGGATCGCCGATATTCGACGTGGCTGCAAGGTCGGCGAGCGCCGTAGCGAGGCCGGGGGCGAACTTGGCGCGATGATTCGCGCTGCCAGGGATTTCGATGGCGTTCGATGGATTGACGTGTAAATCGACCACATGACGCTGCAAGGCTTCTGGAATGGCCTCGTATTCGTTAGGCACCCGCAAATGCTTTGGAACCGGGGAAGTCACGATTCCGCTCCCGTGAATTTCCTATACCCCGCCATAAACGCCTCATGATCCGCCGCTGACCGAAACTTCATGCCTTCCAGCCATTGCCAAGCGCGATAGGCGAGGACTTGCAGTTCGCCGGGCCATTGCGGGCAGGCGGCATCGGCCCATTTCCGAAATGACGGGGCGTCGGTTGGGATTTTGTCAGGTGCCAGATTCACGGCCTTATCTCCGCGTGCAGTATTCGAGCTTGGCGAAATTCGACACCGGGTCGGTGCGGTAGGCTTCCATCAATTCATTGAGACGCATAACCAGCCCTCACAGTAGCTCGATTTTGTATTCGACCGCGACGCAGGCGCGGTAGCTCTGCCATTGCCTCAGCCTTGGCAATGATCTTATCTAACCGTGCCAGTTCGCGCTTTTCCTCCGGCGTCAGATATGCCCGCCAGTCGCGCGCATTGGTTTTTGCCCTGCGTAAATCGCTCATGTGATTAACGTGAACCTCGCTAGAGGATAAGTCAATAGGGGGTTGCAAATTATTTTTGGCCGGTATATAAGGGGCGGCATTGAACGTGTGGATAGGACAATCCATCCGACCTAGGAGGACCCCATGACCCCCGGCGGCTAAAGACCGCGAGATTGGAAAAGCAAAGGCGCCACGGGCAACTGCGGCGCCTTATTCTTTGGCCGACATAACCTCAGTTAACCGGCATTTGCTGGTCGGATCAGCCCACGCGGTAACTCCCAAGCATCGGCCGGCGTAAGCTGATGCCGGATATTCCATTCTCTTATCTCCTTCCGATCGCTCAATTCGGCAGGCTCATATCTGCCCTCTGGCAGACGGCGAAATGTGATTATCAGAAAGTGATCGTCGGCCATCGACGCAAACTCGGAGGGCGCTCCTAGGGGTTCCATCATTCCAATGCGGAAATAATCGCCGACACGCTGCGATCCAACATTAAAGGCTCGCTCAATAGCCTTTCGATGAATGTCATAAAATTCTGCCATTTCATTCTCCCGACATTGCAGAAGACTGTCGGCGACGGCTTTGATTGATTTTGAGCCACGCGCCCCTAAAGCTGCGCAGTTTAAAATAGTGCAGTCCCATGATGCGATATTGATAGGGCGTCTTTCCGACCACCCAGCCGCCCCGCTTCGTCCACCTGACCATTTTTCCCACGCTACCGCCAAAAGATCAGTGCCAAGAAGATGCCGACAGTACCGATGATCATGAGAGATAATCCGCTGACCGCCAAAACGTCGCGGACGGTGATTACATGGTCCATTGCAGTTGCCCACATATCTGTCATTAATCGGGACGCGCACCGCCTGCGAGGCGAAAATAAATCACATCGTCGGCGTGAAGTTCATAGCTGCGCTCGGGCTGACTACCATAGGTCGCCGCCTGGATTTGGAAGCTATCGGCCGCGCCGCGATGTTCGTTGATTTTGCTAGCGCACTGCGAAAGCCGCGATTGGACGGATGGATCAAGAATCACATCCACCCGCTTACCACCAGTCACGTCACTTTCACGAATCTCAACGCCAGCACCTTTCGCCTTTTCAATGGCCTTCTCTTGCTCTGCCTTCCACCATGCTACGCGCCCCGCATGATAGTCATACTCAGCCGCAGCGGCCTCGCTGATCTGCTTGCCGGTAAATTGGAAGGTATGTTCAGTGCGCTTCATCGAGTTTCTCCCTGTTAATTCCGTAGATGTGCCTATTTGCGCGAAGTCTTTTTGACGGCCTCAACGTCGAAAGCGTCGGGGCGCGATACAACGTGGGAGAGGCAATAGACCCATGCCTCTTGATCCTCACTTGTCTTGACCCATTCGCCGGCTCGACGGATGGCCGCCTTCTCTGACCCAAATTCCTGGACCTTGCCGTGCTCTGTGCAGAGCGCATTATTGTCCATCGAGCAAACGATCCAACTCGGCTTAATCGCCATCGGGATTCTCCATGTTAACTTGTTGACTGTCGTCACTTGTCGAGTGCGACTGAAATCAGTTCCCGCACCACCGCAGCAAAAGATATTTTTCGCTTCGCCGCTCGCTTGGCTATTTCCTCATGCACTTCAGGCAGGAAGCGCACCGCAGTCGTCGGCAGCCTGTTGATGTATCCATTGCCGTTTTCATAGAGCTTACCCTTGGCCGTTCTGGACCAGCTTCGGTCGTAGTGTTCATCGGTAAGCATTGGCTATCTCCTTGATTTTGGCGGCTAACCTGTCGGATGTCGGTAACTTACCGACGCTCGCATATGTGCCCTACAGTACGGTACTCGTTTTAGTAGATCAGCTTCCGGCTGACCGCAAAAGAAAAACTCTGCTTCTCCCGGATTTCCACATGGCCATCTGCACGATTCATTCGTCAGCCCGAACAGATCGCACTTGTGCGGGAATTCTGTCGGCATGATTGCCGGACCATCTTCAATAACCACTTGCGCAGGTCGAGCGAAGTTGAATTTCGGTTTTCGTGCCTTCTTAATCAGTTTTTCTTTCACAGCCGAGAGTGGCCGAGGCGCGACAATATCGCATCGTCCCATTTTCCCGATGATCGCATTGCGGGTGTATGTCGTGCCGAATTCATCGTTCATCTGCCGGGCTATCCACGCGGATGTGCCGCATTGAGGGCTACCGCATAGATCGCGCAGGCGCTCTACTTGTTCATCTGTCCAGGTAGGAAAGCTCATTGCCAAGCCTCTATTATCTGTGTTCCAGCTTCATGGTCCCCACTCACACGATATAAAGCCAAGGCAACATAGATTGGTTGAATTGAATATGCGTTCCAGAATGTACGCTCGCCTATTTCATGCTGCTGGCGATGATGCTGATTGCACATTGGGAGCGTCCAGCAATCGTCCGGCTTGATCCCGAGACCAGTTATCGGCTTTGCGGCTTTCGGTTCAGAATAGCGAATGTGACAGCACTCGGAAGCCGTGTTGTCCAAACAAATAATGCAAGGCAAGGATCGTATCCACTCACAATGCTTTTCATCCTTTTGCCGGCTCATGACGCCTCCACAAATTGATCTTTGTCGCGCCAGCAAACAAAATCCGTTTGCAACAAATCCAGCCGCAGCGCCGCTTCCGTCCCCGGCAGAATATCCTTGCGCGATTCCACTTTGCACCATTCCCTAATGTGCATAGCCGCGCCATCCTTCCCCACTAGCTTACCCTCTTTTTCACCAAGATATTTCCAGAATAGCGGGTCGTTGCTGAGTATTGCAGCGCGCGTAACCAGCGGACTTCTAGGTGCCCGCGCCGGGGGCTGAGTCGGCGCGGGCTTCTCCGTGGCAGTGTTTGTTTCCTCCTGTTGCTGTTTCAATCTCGCGATGGCAATAGGCACTGGCGTTGTATATGTTGGCCAACCTAAACTCTCAGTGAGTTGCGCGCCAAGCTCCGCGGGGACGTGCAAAGTGACTTTGACAAATCCCTTGTGCTGCCGATCATTCTGAATATCGACAACTTGGGCGGCTATGGCGGCTGGTTTGTTCATGTTCAAAACGGAATTGGGTCGTCTATATTGTCTGGCATCGGATCGGGATCGACCGGAGCTTGGCGCGGTGCTGGACGTTGCTGTTGTGCGCGGCTAGGACCATCCTTTGCCATCGGCGGACGAATACGGATGGCAGCGACCGAGCGGCCCTGGAAGTCAACCATGGCTTCGTACAGCACCACTTCCTTGCCGCCCCAATTGTCTGTGTCATCGCCATAAGCTGCGGCGATATTGTTGCTATTGGTTTTGTTCATCACGACGCCTTTTTCCTTGCCTTGGAAAAAAAGCACCGGCTTATTGTCGTCGCCCACATCGCGCATTTCGACATGGGAAATCGTAACACGGATATTCCGGCCCTGTAGATCGGCGGCGCGGAGATATTCGCTAGGAAACGCTTGCGAGATCAGCATCTTCTTTCCTCTCGGTTTTGACTGGTGTAGTGAGTGTAGCAAGAGTCCGTTCCATCGCGTCGGCCATCTTGCGCATTTCCACAACATCGGCAGCAAGAAAGCGGATCGGCAAAGACTCGGTGTGCCAGTTATTATCATCCCCAATTTTCAAGAGTGCGTGTTCCACGGCACCCTGCATTCTAAGGCGGTGTTCGTGTATGAGCCGCATCCAATATTCAGAGGGTGGCATTTTAGTCTCCCGTTGTATCTTGCGCGTCATTGCGAGAACTTGATTGCGACGCTCGTAAGCTGCGTTCTGTCCCTTGGCTTCCTTCGCTTCCGCAGCGCGGCGCCAGTAGTCGGGATTAACTGCGCGCATTGCCCGTCTCATATTCGTATCGATCGCTATCGTCGTCGTATTCCTCGCCATTGCCGCAGCAATCGTCACAGGCGAAAGTCTCTATGCCGGATACCCAACAGCGGGTTAGACGGCCGATCTTGCGGCAACAGTCGCATTCTCCGAATGGTTCTTTCACGAATAAACCCCCGCCTCTGCATCGTCCTTGCTGTCCTGATCCTCGATTGTCGGATAGTGCTTGCGCTGCCAGCGGCGGATTTTTATGCGCTCGCGCGCTTCTTGGACCGAGCGGCCATCGGCGAGTTTGGCATGAAGATCGGCAATGAATGCGTCCCACTCTGCTTTCGGCATTGGGTTATCGCAGGCCATGTCACGCCTCTTCCCGGTTGAGAACGATGATGCCGACCAAGCTAATGTAGTCGAGAGCGATGAGGTAAAATGTTATAGCATCGGTCATATCGTCACCTTTTATCTAGGTGGTGAAGCAGGTTTTGCCTGCCTCACCTTACCCGGACTAAGCATAACAGGATCGGCCTTAACCCGCTTCTCCTGCTTTACCATTCGTGTCAGGAACGTGCATGGACGCCAATGCGATACGCCGCCTGCTTCGATCAACCGCAATGAAGTCTGACCAACTGAGATCGGCCATTCCATTCCGGCCCTACTCGTCACGACAGATGACACGCTCGAAACTGCAACGCTAATCTGGCACTTGCGAGAACAAGCAAATCCTGCCGAACAATCCAACGCCTCGACGCGATGGTCTCTGCATTGGCTCGCACCAACTGTCCGGTCACCGACCTTCCGGTCTATGCCGGCCTCACTACTCCTAGTCCCAACGCGAACGGCATTGACATTCTCTGCCTGCTTCAACATGCACAGCCTAAACGGGCTTGGATTTACCATCCGTTCCGGTCTCATCTACGCCTGCCTCAACTTGCACCTACCCGCAATGAATAACCGTTACTCAACTCGCACTCTTCGCGATGCCTGCTCGACATCAACCGGCCTGTATCTTGCCTATATCGGACAAGCCTCACAAAACCTCTCCTGCTTTACTAAGCGCAGCGTTGCCCATAGGATCAGAACGAAACTGCTACGCGACTATCCTTGCCTCTCACCGGCCAAGCTATGCGCTCGGTCGGCTTTCAATATTAGCGCGGCGTTTGGCAACAATTTCTTTTGCCGACTTGATCACGTCGCACAGGTCCTCAAATTGCCGATAACGCTTCTGGAAGCCGTCCAAGTCGCGCTCGGCTTGCTTGAGAGCTTGTGCCTGCAAATCCGCGCTATCAAGCACGTCTTGCAAGCTGCGATAACTCACGCCGCCCTTGTCCGCGATGGAAATATAAGCCGGCGGGTCCTCGTCGCGCTCGTCATCGACAACCCGGATAGATCGGATCAGCGTGCGGGCTTGATCGAGGCGGAACGCTTCTGCTGCTATGGCATCGTCCCACTCGAAATGTTTGTGCAGCACAGAGCGGTTATTGCGGGCTTCTGAAACAACCGCCTTTGGCGTCAGGTGGCCGTTACTCGCCGCCGCGATAGTCGCCAGAGCCTCACCGATCTTTTGCGGCGCAGCTTTGGCCTTGTTCTTGATTGTTAGCGGCTCGTCTTTGAAAGTGTATTTGATCATGGCTTATCTCCAATCAGAATGGTTCGTCATCAGATGAACCAGGAAGGGCCAAAAATTCATTCGGTGTCTCATCTTCATCTTCGGCGTCTGGATCAACCCATTCGGTCATGCGAGCTTCAACAACTACATCCTTCATGCCCTTCGGCGTTTGCTTTTGGGCAGCCTTACGCTGGACGCTAGTGCGCTTTTCGAGGATTGAGATTGAAGCATCACGGATGGCCACAACGTCAGCCATGACGGCCCGCAAGTTTTCCTTGTTACCCTCGTAGAGCCGCAGAGCCACGCCATGATGGTCGCCACCACGTTGGCCGTTGAATGGCACGATGCTGCCGTAAGTCATTTTCCAGTCAGCCGGAATTTCAATCTTCCGGGTATTGCCGTTCTTCAGAGTGAGGATGAAGGACCGCATTGCAGGTTTGATAGGTTTTGCCATTTTATTTTACTCCGCTGCCATCGCATAGGATGCCGGGATCGGCATGGTGCCCTTGCCGGCGGCAAACGATTCCCATGCCGTCTGCTCTTGCAGATTGGCAAGGTGGAAGGCGCCGAACATGCCTTTGCGTTCGTTGCGCCACTCGCCGAGGCCCGACGCCATACCGCTTTCGTTGATCAGGAACGTCAGAGCTTCCGGCGCCAGTACGGACGCATTGAAGCGGCCGGTGATCTTCATGGCCCACACGGTGAACTGGCCGCGATAGGCAAGGTTCGCGATCTTCTGCAAGCCGCTACCGATCTTCACCATATCCTCCCGCATTTCTGGCTCGCCGCCGTAGATACGGACTAGGGGCATGTCGCAAACCGCACCCGAGAGTGCAGGGCGCGTGCGAATCATCTGGGCGTCGATCCATAGCGCCTGCATGACGGACGAACGGGCGATGCCCTTGTCCTTGTGTGCAGACGATAAGATGCAGTTCTTGACGCCGGTTGCCGGAAAGCCATAGCTGCCGTCGCCCATTTCGTAGAGGGACGATACAAAGTCCGCCTGCGGGTCGCGGGCTTCCTTGCCGGCGCGCGTGGCCTTGACCTGCTTTTGCAGCATTTCCAGTTTGGCCTTCTGCGACCAGGCATGAGTAATAAGCGGCGTGTCGCCGACCAGCCACAGATGAAAGGACTGGAAAATCGGCTTGGTGGACAAAAGCGCCCCAAGATTGATAGGCTCCTGCGAAACTTCGCGTTTCGACTCAGCTTCGACTGACTTGGATTTCTTCGGCACGGCGAACTCCTGTTGTTGTGAGCGCACCGTGTCACAGATTGACAGACCCGTCAAGGGTTGTCAGAAACTTTTTTTTAGGCTATGCAGGACGCATGATAACCGCCAAGCAAATTCGCCAAACCCGACTTAGGCTCAACGAAACGCCAGGTGTTTTTGCGAAGCATTTTGGCGTAGCGCGCACGACAATTCTCCATTGGGAGAATGGAAATCCTCCAAAATTCGGCCCTACAGTGCAGCATGTCGAACGCGTACTAGCTGAACTGGCTTTTGCCTTTGCGAAGCACCAACGAGCGCGGGCGGCAGCGGAGTGATTGCAATGCAATCATGGTGGGTGGATGTGCCGTGACCTACTAGGCCTAGTGGGACTTGCAAAATGATAAAATGCGGCCTAAAAAACGATGCCCGGCTCGGATGGAAGTCCGGCCGGGCGGATCGCATTGAGCTTGGCGGCAGATGCGACCTAAGTCCTGGGCCTTATTTATCGTCTCCGGCCAATCAGGTCAACCTCCGTAAAAATAGCCGCCAGCAGGCAGGGTGTAGGGGTTCTTACTCCAGCTCGGATGCCTGTAGTGGTAAATGCCGAGTACTGGTTATCGTCCCAAGCCTCGTCCGAAGTGACAGGAACGATAGGCCAGCCCTCCTGCCCTGCACGGTAAATTCCGTGGGGGTAAGGGGGTGCTGGCTTGAACCCAGCCTGAACCGAGTGACAGACTGCTAGAAAGGGAAGAAGATTAAGGGCTTAGGAAGGCTCAGAATAGGAAGAAGGAAAGAATTTTCCCTCAAATCCATATAAAACCTTATCTTCCTGTAGATTTTGGCAAAATTTGGCTGTGGAAACTGTGGAAAACTACTAAAACACAAGGAAACTCAATGGCATACGGCAGTCGAACTTGTGCAAAACCGACCATCCAATCGCGCTATGAGGCCGCTTGCTTCAAATACCTCCAATATCTATTCCATGGCGAGCCGCCTTGGCGGATTAGGGAAGCTGCGAAAGACGTATACCGTTATTCGCCCGGCTGGGTCCTCAAATCCGAAACGGTTCACTGATGAGCCAGCGGGACAGCGGCTACGCTCGGAAGGATAGGGACTGCTACGAGACGCCCGAATGGGTTACCGATGCCTTGATTCCGCATCTTCCGACTACGAATTGCGTAATTTGGGAGCCTGCGGCGGCAACCCACAAGATGGTTGATGCTCTGCTCAAGGCTGGGTTTGATGTTGCGGCCTCGGATATATCGACTGGCCGCGATTTCCTTATGCAGCCTGCTCCTAAGCCTTTTCGAGGCATAATTACCAATCCACCCTATGAACTGGCTACAGAATTCATCGATCGCGCGCTATTCATAACACCGTCAGATGGATTTGTGGCCATGCTGCTCCGCACCGATTTCGACCACGCCAAAACCCGAATGCGGCTATTTGGAAAATGCTCGATATTCTCGAAAAAGGTGGTTTTAACCAAGCGCATCAAATGGTTTGAGGATACTGACGGACAGCCATCATTCAATCATGCTTGGTTTATTTGGGACTGGAAACATCAGGGACCGCCGACCCTCGCGTATGGACCATAGCGTTTCACGTGAAACAATCGGGTGACAGATGCCCCTCAGCCCCATAACGGCAATAAGCCTCATCATCGGCAGCTTCGCTCTGATTGGCGTTTCTGTGGCTTTGTACGATGCTGTGGGATGGCGGTTTGAGTTAGATCGGAAGGACGACGAATGAAATGGTCCCCGATCAGCACGGTTCCAAAGGATCGCTACGTTCTTTTGCTGCGCGACGATACGCCGGCATGGGATGGTAATATGGACGTGGGCCGATGGTTTGATGACGAACGCGGGGGTTGCTTTTGGTCCAGTGGTGGCCCGAACGGGGGTTTGGAACTCAATATGCAGGGATGGGGCAAATACACTCATTGGATGGAATTGCCATCAACGGAGGAAATACATGGGGCGCCCGCGCAAGATCGGCGTGAAACGTGATGCAAGTGGCAAATCCAGGGGCAAAATCGGTGGTATCCACCCCGAGACGATCGCCGTTCGGGAACGCGAGCTGCGCAAAGACGGAATAATCCTCCACCAAATGCGATACAACGGCGTTTCAGACGTTCCTACATCCACGGCAACCGATGCGAAGGCGGGATTTACCCTTGGTCGGCTACTGCTTTTCCACGAACAAGGGGACCATGCACGGGGAATAAACCGCCAGCAATACGAGGCGGGGGATTATTGGGCAAACCTCTGCCGGCGCCATTCGGCGGTAATGGGGTATTCTCTCGGCATGAAATCCCCCACGCTCGGCCAGGTCAATGGGTTATCCACAACGGAGCCACTAGAGGAAACAATCCTATTCGTTAGACGGCAATGGTCCAATGCTTACAATGGGTTATGTGGACTGATCCCAGATTATAGCGATCGGCCGCTTAAACTCTCGTTCGGGGTATGTGTGGAAAACTGGCCCATAGGGGTTTTGACCGCAAACGACTACGGCCTACTGCGGATAGCGTTGAACACGATAGGGCAGGCGCTGGATTTAGGGAAGCAAACGCGAGGTTAACCGCTATGAGCAAACAATCTTTTCCGCTCGATCCGCTCCGCCGTCAACTCGCGACCGCTGAGTTGACGAAAGAGGATTTAGAAATTCTCGATGGTATTAGACGGCGCTATGCTGGCGATCACAATATAGTCACCCTTTTTACTATTATTGACCGACTTCGAGGGGACGCGCAGCTTGGTCTAAACCCTGCGCGGACTATACGATGAAGGTCTATGTGACGCCGGATCAGTTTTCTTGGCTGCAAGGGGCGATGCAGCGCGCCGACAATTCAGGCGATCCCGCCGAGGTGGACCAAATCATCGGACAGTTATGTATTTTTGCGCTATCCAACGGATCAGAGGATTTTTATCCTTCGTTAGTCCGTGAAACTCCGACCGAAATTGAGGTCTTGTACAATCGAACACGTACAGGACGCCAACCGCCAACCACTTGATTTAGCGCAAATTCCGTTATATGTCCGAAATGTCCTCCTAAAATTGCGTCTGCGAGGCTCCATGCCGCTCACCAAAGGCAAATCCCGCGCCGCCTTCTCAAACGTCAAGCTGTTGCAATCGCATATTCGGTCAAGCGCCGATCCAAACGCAAGAAAGGCTAATCCACATGGAAAAGATGGCCAAAGAGGGTCCGGGCCCGATCAAGCAGCACCAACGGGAAGCCCGTCACGGGGGTGATCCGCAGGAACATACCGACTTCGGGGTTAAGCCGCACAACCACACCCACAAGGCTCACAGCGAGCCCGAGGGCGGCAAGAAAAAGCACATGCACGACGGGAAGCGGGGCATCCCAAAGCACAACGGCTACCATCCCCAGCCCGATCACGGCCCATTCCACGAGGAATAGATGGCAAACGGTCTTTTCGGGGGTGGCATTCCTCAAGTGCCGCAGGGTCCAACCAATAGCGGCGGCACTGGATTATTTGCCGGTGGGCCGCCTCCTACTCAACCTGGACCCCCTCCTACAAATTCCGGATTAGGTGGTCAGACCAACGGGGCCTTTCCTATGGGCAATCAGGCTTTCGGAAATAACTTCCCGGCAATCCTGCAAGAAATGCTCAAGCGACGCGGCGGGTGGTAGTGAAACTGGCCCGCGCCACACCTCTATCCTTGCCAGGCCACTTAGGATCGGTCCATCGCGAAGGTGTTGCATCAAAACCACTCCTACCCACAAGCTTCACCAATCCAGCGGAAAAACCGCTAAAGCGGCCTAGGAAGAAGGCGGCGTTCGCTCATTCAAGGCCGGGTGCGGCGTTTATGAAATGAGTGAAGTTCGTAGTTGGCATGATCGCCATCAATGGGACGGCCCGCGAATTGAAAGAAACGGCGTTATAGTGCCTACTTGCATAATTTGTGGAGCCGATGCGAGCGAATGTAAGCCATGTGTTTCCCGTGCAGAGATTGCTCAAATTATTCAGGAAAAACAAATAGGTAAAACTTCAAATGGCCAATCCGAGAGGACAGCAGCGCGACAAGCCATTCCGCGACGCACTGAGGATGGCGATAGCGGACGCTGAGGGGGACTTTGCCAAACTACGCAAGGTCGCCAATGCGCTTGTGAAGCGTGGGACTGCCGGCGATGTTCAGGCAATCAAAGAGATTGCCGATCGATTGGACGGTAAGGTTCCCACAGCGATAGTCGGCGACGAGGAATATGCGCCTGTGCAATTCGAGGAAATAAGGCGGGTGCTAGTTGGGCAAAACGCTCACGATCAAGACAGCGAAGATATTCGCCCCGCTACTCACTAATGCTCGATACAAAGGGGCATATGGCGGTCGCGGTTCAGGCAAGAGCCATTTCTTCGCAGAGGCATTGGTTGAAGAGCATATCTGTATGCCAGGCTTGCGTTCCGTCTGCATTCGCGAAGTGCTCAAGAGCCTCAAGGAATCGGCCAAGCTGCTGATTGAGGACAAGATACAAGCCTTAGGCGTCGGTCATCTGTTCGATGTCCAGAAGGCAGAGATTAGATGCCCTGGTAATGGGCTGATCGTGTTCGAGGGAATGCAGGACCACAATGCAGAATCGATCAAGTCGTTCGAGCGTTTTGGACGTTGTTGGGTCGAAGAGGCTCAGACGCTATCAGAGCGCAGCCTCTCCCTGTTGCGACCCACAATCCGCGATGCAGACTCAGAGATTTGGTTTTCTTGGAACCCCCGACGAAAGACTGATGCTGTTGATAAGTTCCTGCGACAGCCAAAGCCCGATAACGCGATTACAGTTTGTGCAAATTGGCGGGATAATCCTTGGTTCCCAGCCGTCCTCCAAGAAGAACGCAAGACCGATCTAAAGCTCTACCCCGAGAGATACGACCACATCTGGGAAGGTGGCTATGCCAAGGCATTCGAGGGAGCCTACTTTGCCAAGCTTCTTAATGAAGCTAGAGCGCAAAAGCGGATCGGGTTTGTACCTGCCGATCCAATCCTCCCCATCCGGGCGGTTTGGGACCTGGGAGGGTCCGGCGCGTCGGCTGACGCCATGGCGATCTGGCTTGTCCAATGGGTCGGAAACCAGATCAACGTCATTGACTACATCGAAGGCGTCGGACAAGTCCTAGCGTACTATGTGAACGAGCTACGGGCTCGGAAATATCATCCGGTGTGCTATCTACCGCACGACGGCGTGAACGCAAACAATATCACCGGAAAACGCTATCGAGATCACCTGGAAGATGCCGGGTTTGATACCATAGTTATCCCCAATCAGGGTAAAGGGGCTGCTATGATGCGCGTGGAGGCGACGCGGCGTATTCTGCCGATGTGCTTCTTCAACGAGGCCACGACAGAGGCAGGCAGGGATGCTTTGGGTTTTTACCACGAACGGAAAGACGAAGCTCGAAACGTTGGTCTCGGACCTGACCATGATTGGTCAAGCCACGCCGCTGATAGTTTCGGTCTTATGGCTATCTGCTATGAAGGACCGGAAGGCCCGCTGAACTATCATGATCTGTTTGACAGGCCAGTTGAGACGCAGCGATCTGAGATAACCGGCTACTAGCACTTAGGCAAAGAGGCAGGAAATGAAGTTAGGCAATAAAACGTTAATTCGTATCTATGCAAAGCATGAACCTTACGCCGATGGCCACCTAGCCGAAGTTACACAGGCTATGTTAGCTCTTGGTGCGCCGTGTATTGAAGTGGTTGAATGGCGCAGCGATTACTTTGCGGTAGAAGGTTCGCACCGCTTGGCTGCTGCCCATCATCTTGGGCTTGCGCCGGACCTAATTGTTTCGACGCCTGATTTGCTTGAGCCCGAGGCCGAGCTGTTCTGGGAACAGGTTAAAAAGACGTTGCCTCATTATTCGTGGCTCGTCCAATGATCGGCCTTACCGACGATGAAGCCCTACGCGACTTAGCCAAGGGTATCACCTACACTTACATCAGCGAAGTTCAGGGCGATGTAGCCGAATTCGGCTGTTTCTGGGGCAAGAGCGCCAGAGTGATCGCCCAGCAGATGCAGATGTGCGACCAGGTGCATTGCGCGTCTGACAGTTCCCCTGTCCTTGGCGAGCGCAAGCTATGGCTATTCGATAGTTTCCAGGGATTGCCCAAGGCTACGTTACCGCCCGATACCGAAAGCCCGCACGTCATATCCGGCGCGTGGAATTGGACGGTTGAGGGCGACAAGGCGCCGACGCCTACGGGCATCATGCAGCAATGCTCTGCGTTCCTGCCTGTGGATCGGATCAAGGTCATTCCGGGCTGGTACAAGGAAGTCCTGACGCAGATACATGACGGCACCAAGTTCGCGTTCGTGCATATCGACTGCGATCTGTATGAGAGCGCCTATTGCGTGCTGGATTATCTGTTCGGCAATAACATGCTATCAGACGGTTGCGCGCTGTTCTTCGATGATTGGTATTGCAACCGGGGAAGTCCGCAGTATGGCGAGCAAAAAGCATTTGACGAGATTCGCAGCAAATATGGCGCGATCTACGATCAAGATGTTACCGACTGGGGACCATACGGCATAGTGGGCCGCAAGTTCATCGTGCATAGATGATGGAAGCCTGTCACGCATTTGGTTGGGGGTGGATGCTAGTCATGTTGTTGTTGGGCTTCTTTGCTGGAATCCTGTTCAAAAACATTATTCACCAGATGCACTGATGACCTACAGCCTAATCACCCAAGCCCTACGCCGCGAACGCGCAGAGCAATACGAGAAAAACCTGAAAGACCAGGACAAGTCAGAATGGCGCGAGTACATCGCCAACAAGCGGGCGCCGTTCGTGCTGACCGAGCGATCTAGTTCAACGGGGTATTAGGATGAATACAGCCATAGCAGTTCTGGCATTTATCGGCGCTGTATGGGGTTTCCATCAAATAGGATGGAAGGGCGGCAGTGGTGGAACGCAAAAGATGCTTGGATTTTTGGATGTTCCTATAATTCAGGAAACAAGCCAAGAAATCAGTTACAAAAACTTACCATCGCGCAATCGAGTAATTGGTGATTGGATGGTCTTTGGATTGGGCGCTGGCGTCGTTGTTCTATTTGCGGTTCTGTTCGTTCAATCATTTCAGTAACAAATCATGGCCCTCCCCGCCCTCGCTGTAGACAATACAGCGGCCGGCGAAGCTACGCCAAATATTGCCCACCATCAAAAGCTCCTAGCTTGGATCAAGTCCAAAAACATCGCCCCCGAGCTCGACAAGACGCTGTTGAGCAAGATCGGCGAGCGGGTAATGGACGAATACCGGATTGACGAAACATCCAGAGGGGAATGGAAAACCAAGACCGAGCAGGCCATGGACCTGGCCATGCAGGTTGCCAAGGAGAAGCAGTTTCCGTGGCCTAAGGCCGCGAATGTTCTCTATCCCTTGATGACCAATGCGAGTATCCAGTTTGCCGCCAGAGCTTATCCGGCGATTGTCCAAAACAGGGATGTGGTCAAGGGTATAGTGATCGGGGACGACGATGGCATTCCGGCTATCGATCCCAAGACGCAGCAGCCATTGAAAGACCCGCAGACGGGAGCCCCTGTGTGGGCCGTTCCTCCAGGGTTCAAGCAGACCCGTGCCGATCAGATCGGCGAACATATGTCCTGGCAGCTCCTGGACGAAATGCCGGAATGGGAACCGGAAACGGACACGCTTTTGCATGTCCTTCCCATCGTGGGATGCGACTTCCGCAAGAGCTATTTCGATCCTGAGAAGGCCAGGAATTGTTCGTTGCGGGTTTCGGCCATGAAACTTGTGATAAACTACAAGGCGAAGTCCATGGAGACGGCGCCTCGGATTTCCGAAGAACTAGAGTTCTATCCGAACGACATCGAGACGATGTTTCGTGCGGACCTGTGGCTTGAGCCCGCTACACCATTCGGGACTGCCGCGAATGCGCAGGATGGCGACAAGGATGCGCCGCATGACTTCATCGAGCAGCATCGGACTTGGGATTTAGATGAGGATGGATATGCAGAGCCGTATATTGTCACCGTTCACAAGGAAACCCGCCAAGTCGTCCGTATCGTCACTCGTTATGACCAGGATGGAATCCACTTTTCAGGACGAACTCATAAGATCGTCAAGATTGAGCCGATCCATTACTATACGAAGTACGACTTCCTGCCGAATCCTGACGGCGGCATTTATGGGGTGGGATTTGGTCAGTTGTTGCGGCCTATTAACGAGGCGGTCAATACCACACTAAACCAGCTCATCGACGCCGGCACATTGCAGAACACAGGCGGCGGCTTCATTGGCAAGGGATTGTCCATGAATGCCGGCGCAATCCGGTTTCAGTTGGGCGAATACAAGGTTGTGAATACCGGCGGTGCTGCGCTCAAGGACAGCATCGTGACGATGCCATGGCCCGGTCCTTCCACCGTTCTGTTTCAATTGCTAGGCCAGCTCATCGAGAGCGGCAAGGAAATCGCTTCGATCAAGGATGTACTTACGGGTGAAGGCCAGAGCGCCAATACGCCAGCCACCACTACGCTTGCCATCATCGAACAGGGCTTGAAGGTTTTTACCGCGATCTACAAACGGGTTTATCGATCGCTCAAGGCTGAACTTGCCAAGCTTTATCGCCTGAATCGCGTCTACGGCGATGAAATCTCGCAATACAAAGTGGGAAACACCTGGAAGAAGATTGCGAAAGAGGATTACGTCAAAGGCTCCGGAGTAGAGCCCGTCGCCGACCCGACGATGGTAACGGACATGCAGGCGTTGGGGCGGGCTCAGTTCCTCATGCAGTTCATGAATGATCCTCTCTGCGATCCCAAGGAAATCCGGCACCGTATTTTCACGGCGGCGAGCATCGAAAACATCGACAAGGTTATCCTTGCCCAGCCGATGCCAAATCCCGAGATTGCCGCGAAGGGCATGGAGTTGGAACAGCGCGGCAAGGAGCTAGCGGACAAAGGCCAATTGCTATTGCAAGACGCGCAAACAAAGAAGGCGCAAGAGGTTCTGTACTACGCTCAAGCCATCAATCAGCTTGCGGCGGCTGACAAGGCTGTTGGTGACCAGCATATCCAATGGCTTGACCAGCAATTGCAGATTTGGGAACGGCAGCATGAGGCCGCTACGCAGCCGGTAGGGGAAGGTCAGACGGTGCCGGGTGCTCCGCCGATGCCGCCTCCTGTCCCACCTCCACCAGCTGTTGCCGGAACTTAAAGTTCCATTGCGTGTTGTTTAACCGGCCCTTGGTGGCCCTTGAGGCAAGACAATGGGAAGGGCATTTTTGAAAATTGGGGATCGCCGTGGAACGAGAGTTCTTATGGCGATTATTCCTGGGGATCGCCGCCCACGGTTGCTCGTAAAATGCGACTGCGGGAATGAATATACGATTAGCGGCAATGCGTTTTGTGCCAGTAAATTCTGTAAAAAATGTTATGTACCGCATGGCGCTAATCGAAAATATGGAAACAGATTAACCAAAGATAGTCTGCTGTATAGAGTATGGTCGAGAATGAGGACTCGTTGTCGAACAAAAACCGGCCAAAATGGTAAATATTGGGGCGGCCGCGGAATAACAGTCTGTGCCGAATGGATGGAATTTCCGGCTTTTGAAGCATGGGCGCTTGCCAATGGTTATCAAGACGGTCTTTCGATTGACCGCATAAATTCTCTCGGCAATTACGAGCCGTCTAATTGCGAATGGGTTACTCATAGCGAAAATAGCCGCAGAGCGCGACGCGACTATGCGTCAGTTCGTATCGAGAGGTTGGCTGCCAACGGGATGTTATCGTTCGGCGCCTAATCGAAGGAGGCTATAATGCCGATTGGTCTTTTGTTTTGGATGCTGATGATCCTCTGGCTGATTTTCGGCGGGATTTGGTGGAGGAATGGTTCGGGATGGGCTTACGGATGGGGCGGCAATTTGCTGCTGCTATTCGTATTGTTATTCCTGCTCGGATGGAATGATTTTGGCTTTATTCTTCAAGGAGGAAGGGGAAGCCCTTTTCACTAAATGTCAGCCAAGTGCCACCGATTCCGCCGGATAGGATGGAGCCGCCGTCAATCTGTCGAGGCTGCTAGGCGCTTAGGAATTGTTCTAATCGTGATTGTTGTCATACTGATCTTGATCGCACTGCAATAGGAGTGACCATGAGTTTCTGGACCCGCAGTCCCAACGCATCGGATAGCACGCGAAGATTCGCAATCTTCCCGGCATCGAATGTCGTTCTGGAAATGAAGCCGGTTACTGCCGAGCAGATGGATGGTCTTTACAAGTCAGACGAGTGGTACAAGACGACCGAGAAAAAGGATATTCTGCTCGCAGTTCCCGTGTATTACGACCTTGCCGGGCGTGTTTGGCCTCGTCCATTAGTGGGATGGGTGGTTGCAGATGAGATTGTGCCGGACACGAAGGCCGATGACGCCAAAAAGTGAGCCTGTTCGGTTTCAGAATATCCAGCCATTGCCCTACACCATCGACAAGACGCTAACGCCTGTGCTGATGTATGTGTTTGACCAGCCATTGACTGAAAAGGAAAGGAACAGACATGACTCCCCAAGAATTTAAAGCGTGGTTTGAAGGTTTTACGGAGGCATTTGGTTCAAAGTTGCCAACAAAAGTGCAATGGGCGCGAATCAAAGAACGTGTTGGTGAGATTGACGGAAAGCCAATTACGGAGCGCATCTTTGTTGATCGCTGGTATCCTTATTGGCAAACGCATTATGCAACCTATACTCCGACCATCACTATTCCATATTATTCAACCTGCAATGTGCCAGCGGCGAGTCTCACTGGCATAAATTACGCATCGGCGGCCAGCAGCAATTTTGATAGTTGCGTTGCTATGAATGCTGTTGGCCGCGCGGAAGCAGCATCCTTAACGGGATGAAATTCGATAATCGCTACGACATCGTATCCGGTGCGGACAGCAAGGGTGAAACGGTCTATGTTGACAGACGCATTCCGCAGTATTCGCCGCGTCTGAGAACGAAGGACGGCAAGCCCGCCAATCTCTGGAAATACCTCGGCACCCATGAGACCTACGAGACGGCCGCTATGGATCGCGGCTTTTCTTATGATCGCGCGCACACTAAAGTTGCCACTCCAATGGAGAGACGCGCTGTTGAGGCTGATGGTGTTTCCTGGAAAGCCTACAGCGAAGAGATAGACGGCTATCTGTCGCATATCGAGAAAGAGAAGGTCACACGACCGCCGCCGAAGGGATTGCACGTCGATCCGCAGTCGGCGATTGGGCATCATAGGCATAAAGCGAAGTGAGGCAGTAATGGCTTGGGATAAAGATGCTGTTGAGAAATTGCGTAATTATGCCGCTAAAGTCTGCGATGGTTCTGGTGTATTTTGCGAAGCTCCAATGGAATTACTTGAATCTGCCGCAGATGAAATTGAACGCCTACGCAAACTTGCGAGTGAACTCAGTTCAGTATGTAATATGCCCAAAGATTTCTGGCCATCTGTTCTCTATATTCATGGAGAGCATAACGGAAATTCTCTTGGATATGCCATAACGAAAGAAGCATTTAGCGACGGAATAATAGACTTCAAAAAAACTATAAACTTGCTCAGGATGGCATTATGGCAAGCCCCAACTAATTTCCCTGAAAATTTTGTTAAATGATTACCCGCGAGCAATACGGCGAGTGGCACAATCATCCAGCCTCGCAATTCTTCCGACAATTCCTGAAAGACCGCGCCGATAGCCTGATCCATGCCGGAACAGAAGCATGGCTGAATAACGACATCACGTTCAATCGCGATGAAGCGCGCGGACGTGTCAGGGAAGATTTGGAAATCGAAAGCCTAGCCTACGATACGATAGTCACATTCTACCAGGAACGGGAAAATGCAGGAAAAGATACTGAGGACGGTTCACGCTGAGTACATTCCAGCTATCTACATGGGCGAAAACCGCTCTGGCTGGACGCCTATCGGCGATTACGTTCTTGTGCGGCCGGACGCTATTGCTCGTAAATCGTCAGGTGGTATCGAGTTGCCAGACGATTTGGCCGAGCGAATGCAGCTCGCCGCAATTACTGGCGTTATTGTCGAATGCGGGGATGAGGCATTCCGCTGGAATGCGGACAGAACGCGGCCACACGAAGGCTATAAGCCGATCGCTGGCGACCGCGTGATATTCGAGAAGTATGCAGGCAAGCCGATACTTGGCGAGGATGGCAAGAACTATCGAATCCTCGAAGATAAAGCCATCGGCGGAATCAAGAAGAGGAAAGCATGAGTGATGTTGAAGGCGCACAGGACGCGCCACTGAATGCTCCCAATGAAGTAGAGGCCGAAGCCCGCAAAATGGGCTGGGTTGCCAAGGATGAGTTTCGCGGCAATCCTGACAATTGGCGTCCCGCTGACGAGTTTTTAGATCGTGGTAAACGTATCTTGCCTATTGTCTTGAAAGACAATGAACGGCTTCAAAAGAATTTTGACCGCGTTCAGGATGAATTAAAAGAACTGCGGGAATCGACTAAGCAACTTGTGGAGTTTCATACCGACGCAGCCAAGCGCGAATACGAACGCGGCAGGCGCGAGATTGAAGCCAAGATCGAAGCTGCGGCAGCCAATGCCGATGCCAGTACCGTTCGTCAGGAAATGGTCAATCTGGACAACCTGACGAAGCAGAACACACCGCCGGCCAAGCGAGCCGAGCAGCAGACCATCCAGGTCGATCCTGAAATCCAGGATTGGATTACGAAAGAACGCTGGTTCAATGCCGATCGCGCTTTGAACGGCTTTGCAATCGACGCCTACGACCGGCTGCAACGCGATAAGCCTGGAATGACCCAAGCTGAATTGCTCGCCGAGACCAAGCGGCAGACCATGGAGAAGTTCCCTGAGAAATTCGGGATTAATCCTAATCGTGAGGGAGCCGCGGCTGTGGCGACACCATCTGGCGGTACTGGCGCGACGCGCAAGAATGGCAAGACCTACGAGAATCTTCCGCCCGACGCCAAGCAAGCCTGCGACAAGTTCGTGAGAACCATTCCGGGTTACACGAAGGAAAAGTATGTGGCAGCCTATGAATGGGATGAATAGTCATGGATGAAATTCAGGAACGGCGCGGTCCCGGTCGGCCGCCGAAGTACGTCACCGAAACTCAGGTAAATCCGTTGGCAGCCGCTTCCATCGAACCGCCCCGGCAGCGACCCAATCGCAAGCCGTTCGGAACGCTGGAACAAACGATGGCCTATGAAACAAGGGCCGGATACCACAGGCATTGGTTCAACGACGTAAAAGACCGTATCTCACGGGCTCAGGAAGCGGGATACGAGCATGTCAAAGACAAGGAAGGCAAGAACGTGCAAATGGTTGTCGGCACCGCAGAAGGTGGCGGCCCAATGCACGGTTTTCTCATGGAAATTCTCGAGGAATGGTACAAGGAAGATATGGCGGCGCAACAAAAGATCGTTGACGACCGCGAAGCCCAAATCAAACGGGGCGAAGCTGAGAGGCAAGCAGGGGACGGCCGTTACATTCCCGCACAGGGAATTTCAATCAAACACGGTTCATAAGTCCCTATCACCATTTTCTGAAATTCATACGTGGGGAGTTTAACCCATGGCGACGAATACGAGCGTCGCACGTGGCCTTATCCCATATGCTCACTTCGATGGTAGCGTATGGAACGGCAGTGCGAACATCTACTATGTCGCTTCCGGTTACGGCACCGCCCTTTACATCGGCGATCCGCTCGTAACCCATAGCGCCAGCAACGACGCGAACGGCATTCCTGCCGTTCAAATCGGCGTGACTGGTTCCCCGATCATCGGCGTGATGGTCGGCATCGTGGACGGTGGTGCGTTTGCCGCAACCACGATTGCAGTTACCCGAGACCTTCCGACCTACCATCCGGCCTCCACGGCGCAATACATTCTGGTCTGCGACGATCCGAATGTTCTCTACATGGTGCAGGACGACGCTTCGTCCCAGACCAATTTTGCGCCGCAACTCTGGGCAGGCAAGAATGCCACCCTCGCATCTGGTTCAGGCAACACCACGACCGGATATTCGGGCTGGCAGATGGCGGCTTCCACCGTGGCAACGACGAACACTCTTGATGTCAAGATCATTCGTCCGTTGAACAGCGCCGATAACCTCATTGGCACCACCACCAATACCAACATGAACGCAAAATGGCTCGTGAAACTGAATAACTATCAGTACGCGAACCAGATTGCCGGCGTATAGGGGGATTGACCAATGGCCGTTATTACAACTGGCGCACATCCAAAAGCCCTCTGGCCCGGCATCAAAGAATGGTGGGGCCGTTCGTATTCCGAGCACAAGGAGGAATGGCCGGACCTGTTCGAGTCCGAGACCTCCGACAAGGCATACGAAGAGGACGTGGAAATCTCCGGCTTCGGGCTCGCCCCGATCAAGCCGCAGGGCTCCGCAATCGACTACGACACCGAAGTTCAGGCGGCGGTCACGCGCTATACGCACGTTGCCTACGCTCTGGGCTATATCGTCACCTACGAGGAATTGCGCGACGATCTTTACGAAGTCGTCAGCAAAAGACGAGCAAAGCAGCTTGCCTTCTCGTTCCGTCAGACCAAAGAGAACGTGTGTGCGAACGTCTACAATCGCGCATTCAGTTCGTCTTTCACTGGCGGCGATGGCGTGTCGATGATTAACTCCGCCCATCCCACGACCACGGGCGGTAATCAGTCGAACGTCCTCACCACCGCAGCGGACTTGTCCGAGGCGTCCATCGAAAATCTGGTGATCCAGATCATGCAGGCGTTGAACGGCAGAGGCTTGAAAATCTCTCTTATGCCCGAGTCGATCCACGTCCCGACGCAACTATGGTTCGAGTCCAATCGTGTGTTGAAATCCGTGCTGCAAAACGACACGGCCAACAATGCCATCAACGTGCTCAAGGCAACCAACGTGTTTCCGAAGGGCATCATGATGAACCACTACTTCTCGTCGGCGACCGCATGGTTCATTCGGACGAACTGTCCGGCTGGACTCAAGCATTATACGCGCGACGCGATAATGTTCGATCAAGATAACGATTTCGATACGAAGAACGCGAAAGCGGCGTCTTACGAACGGTACTCAGTCGGCTGGTCCGACTGGCGGCAAATCTTCGGAACTGCCGGCGTGTAGCTCCCATCTCTCTGAACCCATCGACAACCCGGAGAGACAACTTAGGCCCCACCGTAAAACGTGGGGCCTTTTTCATTCAACCCGACACGACACAATCGGCCGTTTTCGTGGGCGGCCAGGAGAACAACTATGACTGCATTTGAAGGTCCCTTGATTGTTTATGGGACGCGGAATGCCCCCGGTCAGGGTGGTACGAATAACCCGAATAAAGCTCCGTCTCCGTTCGGTCAGGGCGTTGGACTGCTCGATGATCGCGCGGGTTACAACGTCAATCGTTGGGGATGTATTACGTGGATGGGTTCCGGCGGTGCTTTTGTTCCTCTTATCAATCAAGCGCCCACGGCCCTGACAGTGACAAATATAGCTGCATCGCAGACGGCTACGGCAGGAACGGCGCTTACTCTGGTTTCCAGCGCCAATAGTGGCGTGACTCTTGTTGCGAGTGGTGGCGTGACAATTTGGGCCTCGGGAAATCTCATTCCAGCAAACACGCTCGTTCTGGATGGACTGCCAGGGTTGATTACGCCCTATCAGAACGTCACGCAGCCATCCAGCGGAAATCCTATGGTGTCGCTGTACGATCCGACCAAATCAATCTCCCGCAATGTCCGCATTACGTGTAGCGGTGACGATCATTTGGCAACATTCCTCGTTTCCGGCTACGATCTCTACGGCTATACACAGACGGAAACGATTGCGGGTGTGACGACTGCCGTTGCATCAGGCAAAAAGGCGTTCAAGTTTATCACTTCGATAGTTCCGGCGGGGACGGTCAGCTCTACCGCGCTCACTGTCGGAACCGGCGATGTTATTGGCTTTCCGCTCCGGGTCAATTCTCCGGGATATACCAATATTTGGTGGGCCGGTACGCAAGCGACGGTTACGACCAACCCGTTCGGTACTGCATCGGCTTATAACTTTGCCGATACGACATCGCCCGCAACTTCGACCACTGGCGATCCGCGGGGCACAATCTATCTTGGAACTGCAACGGCATCGAACGGTACGGCTTCTCGCACGCTTCAAGTTGCGGTCTCTCTCGATCCGTCCGCTTTCGGTGCTGCGGATGCCATCTTTGGCGTGAAACCAGCGTAATTTGATGACGTAGGCATATTGGGGCGGTCCTTAGCCCTCCTTCGGACCGCCCCGCCCTCTCAGACAGGAAACAGAATGGCAATCATCCAGGCAGGCGGTCACGCTCAAGTCGTACAGTTTTTCGAGGACTTTCTGAAACAGTTAAAGGCCAATCCGAAGATCGGTTATGGGGTCATGATCGGGGTGGAGGAATTCACAAATGATTCCATGGGCGGGTTTGTTGGGGATAGGTTGCTTGATTTGAAGGCCGAAAAAGCAGTTCGCTGTGTTGCCGATCATATTTCGGAAATGCGGGTCAACCGGACCATGCCGCCGCGCCCACCGAATGCGCCGGCTAATCTGGTGATCTACAACGTACCTGCCGGGTCCATCTGTTTCGACTTCCTGAACTGGATCATTGATGCGGAAATGATCCGCAGGATGGAAGGGGCGCCGCCTCCCTTGAAGGTCCACTTCTGGTTTGGCCGGAACGGCAAGGATGGCCTTTACACCGAACGCTGCAAGCAGATGTTTGAGCATGTGGTGAAGCCCGCTCTTGAGCTCGTCGGGGCCATTGAACACTCAGATGCTGAGAAGGGCCGCTATTACATCACTCGACACATCCGTGAGATTGTTACTCAATCGCGGGAAGGTGTTGAAATCCCGAAGTTCAAGGCGCCGGAACGGTCTTTGAAGGCCATGAAGAAATGGCTTGGCGGTGCCACTCCTATCACGATCACATTGCGGGAAGCCGCCGATTGGGAACATCGCAATAGCAGCTTGGATGCCTGGATTCGGTTTGCGAAGGACTTGGAAGCGCAGGGCGAGACGGTGATTTTCGTTCGGGATACTTGCAAGGCAACCGAAATGCTGGATGGGTTTAGGACTTGCCCCGATGCCTCGTTGAACCTTCAATCCCGTTGCGCGCTCTATGAATTGGCGAAGGCTAATCTTTTCGTTGCCAATGGTCCTTGTGAGTTGGCCAAGTTTGGGACAAAGCCGTATTTGGTCTTTACGCAGATCGAGCCCGAGGGTTCGGCCTACCAGGCCAACACCGCGTCATTCTGGAAACGTGAAGCTCTGATGGACATTCCGCAGGACCAATATCCTTGGGCAGCTCCTAATCAGCGCGTTGTGTATCAGAAAGACACTTACGAGAATATCTGTGCGGCGTGGGAGGAAATCAATGTGAATATTCCTGCCCCGCATACGCTTTCAGCGCCAAGCAATCCTAACGGCAAATACATCGAATAGGTGGATTCATGAGACCTGTTTACGTTACTGTTGTCGGTTCAACGGGTGGA